AATACTACACCCGCCTCGTGACGTGTTATTTATATCCCAGGGACCCAAATAATTGCAAGCGCATACCCCTGAAGACTTATTATATTTACTCCGGTTAACCGTATTTTTTTCAGTTTTTGTTTCGCAAGCAAGCAAGTTTTACATATTTATGTTTTGGCCCCATAATATTTTTTTAGAAGTAAGACGTTGTTTTTTTGAGACATAAAAAATAAACTATCATTCTTTTTTTTTTAAAAGAAACAAAATTTTTTTTGAATGCCGCTGCGCGGCACTTGTTTTTCAAATGAGAATAGGATATGATTCAGTATTTTTTATTTTTTTCATTTCATTTTTTTTTTTACTAAAAGAAACAAACATCATTTACTCCACATAATCATCACAATTATCATTAATATTGTGGTGTTTAAGACAAACACCACATGGTTTACATGGGATTACATGAACTCGATCGACGCTAATTTTCTCGAAGTTTGGGAGAAAATTAGACATTACAACTACATGAATACATTTAATTAAGGGAGCCATAAGAGGCTCGTACTTATTACTAACTATTAATCTATCCTTAAACATCTCTATTAAACTGTATTGTAGATAATCCTTCTTATCACGAGGGATATCGAATACAATATTATTTCCTAAACAACCTATATACTGGTAGCTAACATTATCAGCAGATCCTCCACGTGTATAGAACCAGGACCCACTTCTGTACAGGTCTCTGGCGAAGGTGGATTTTCCTTCCCCACCATCAGGTCCGTATACCCAGAAGATAGTGCGGTCATCTGGGTCCCTATCCAGGAGCGTCTTCAGGCGCGATTGCCAAGATTTCAAATTTGAAATTTGAATCTCAGGAGCGCTCTTCTGGAATTCTTCCTCAGCAATCTTTGCCTTGACTCGTCGGAAGACGGACGGATTTTCCTCTGCCATTCTCACCGGAGATCGAATTACGAGTTCCCTTTGTCGGCGTTTATGCGAACCAGAAGGACAATATTCCCCAAATTCAAAGGGGCCGGAAACCCTAGTTTCCTCTTTCATACAATAGTCGCGAGCCTCGTCGGTCTTACGAGCTCGCTGTTTCTCAAGATGGGGTTTGAGATCCCCAAAGATAGCCTTCACCTGGTTCAGGGTTCTCTGGCCCTTCAATTGGAGATACCCCTGCAGGTGGCGACGTCGAGTCGTGGGAGACTCTTCCTCTTGCCAGCAGGCGTAACTCACGTGAGTGTTCTCGAACAGGGGCACTAAGTCAGGAGCCGTAGCGGACAGGAAGAAGACCGTGAAACACCACCATTGAGCTTTGAGGGCGGGCATGTTTACTCAGACAGAAGAATATAAGAGAAGAAGGAGAAATGTACGGACAGGTCTCTAGCTCGGGGTCTCGAGGCGGGGT